CAAGCAACAACACCTTCTGCTAATCCATTCTTACAAGGTATAGGTGCTTACACAACATTGTCACAGATCGCACCTTTTGGTGGCGGTCAAAAAAGCTCATAAGGGTTAATCATGGCAGATATAAATTCAGGATTAGGAAGTCGAAGTTTTGGAAATTTTGGAAGTAATAAAGGTGTTTCTGGACTAAACATTCCTTCTTTTCTACAAATGCCAAAGTTGGCAATTAGACCAGAAAATCCCATTAGTGCATTAGAACTTGAAAAAATCCGTAGAAATTATCTTACTAAAGGTATAAATACTAATGTGCCAGGCTCAAAAGATCGTTTAAAAGAATTAATTAATGAAAAAGAATCCCTTAATGTTGGAGCTGACTCAAGTTTACCTAATATTGGTAGTTTAGATGATGAACGAGCTTTTTTAGGAGAAGTTGAATCATCAAGACCAAATGTTAGCTCTTCTTTAGCAGGAATAGGTGAAATTGATTTAACTCAAGAAAGCAATCAAACATTAGGAGATAAATTAGCAGGTTTGGATGGGTCATCTACTGGAGAAGGAGCTAACAAAAGAGCAGAGCTAGAAGCTAAGATACTTGAAGATCAACAAGTAGCAGAAGAAGAACGAGGTATTGCTGGAGAAATAACAGGTGATGAAATAGGAGCTACAGATCCTGAAGAAACTAAAAGTAAATATCAAAAAAATCAAGATAGTTTACAAGCATTATTTACATCAGCTATGGATGAACAGAAACAATTGTTCGGTGATCTAGCAGATGAAACTGGTAACAAAACTATAGAAGACTACAAAGCTCAGTTTCAAAAAGCCACAGGTATAGATGTATCAGGAGAGCCAGATAACAAGATGGCACTTATGTCTTTAGGATTGTCCTTAATGCAAAACAAAGCAGGTAAAGGATTTAACCTTAGTAACATACTTACATCTGTTGGTGAAGCTGGTGAAGCTGCTATGCCAGCGTTTCAGAAAGCTAAAGACGATGCTAGAGCTGGTCAAGTGGCTGCTGGTAAGTTTGCTCTGCAACAGACACAAGCTGATGAGAAGACTAAACTAGCGTTAGCAAAAGAGAAACGACTGGCTCTTAGTGCATTAAGTAAAGAATTTAGAACTACAGCAGAGAATAGATTCTTAAAGAAAGAAGACCATTTGAGTCAAATGGAACAAAAAGAATTAACTGAAACAATTAAACTTAGAGCAGCAATGATAAAAGCTGGACAAAACTCTAAAGAATTAAGTGGTAAAAATTTAAATATTAAACCTATTGATGGGCAAACTCAGCTTTCGTATAATAAAGGAATAAAGAAAGTTGCGGATGGTAAAAGCATAACTGTCTTTACAACTTTTGCAGAAGATATAAGAAAATTTAAAAATGCTGATTTTAATATAAGCAGAGCAAGAGCAAAATTAGATAATTTAAAAGATATAACAGGAAACTTTTTAAAAGATGGAACAATTCCAATTTTAAAAAGAGCTACAGATGTAGCAAAAAATTGGGCGGTAGCTTTTGGTGTTAAACCCGAAACTCTTTTTGCCACAAATAAATTAATTACCTTAGATAAAAATGGTGAAGCTATATATGAAACTAAGGCTGTTAGTGATACAGAATTAGCTGAATCAATTAGACAAACATTAATACTTGAATATAAAAAGTTTTTAACGCAAGAAACTGGAAATGGTATTTCCAATCAAGATGTTAATAGATTAGCAGAGGCTTTTGGTAAAATTGACTTTTTAGGAAACCCTGCGGCTGCTATATCAAAATTAGAAGAAATAGATGGGATATTTCAAAAGACACAAGACCAAATTAATAACGTATTTACTGCTTTTAAAGACAAAGATAACTACATGACCACAGGACAATATGAAAAAGCTATGAATATCTTAGGTGAAGACAAAGGCAGTCCTCAAGTTTACAAATTTGGAAAATCAGGTCAATCATTTGATGTAAGAATGGGTCAAAACGGAAGAATGATTTATAGCTTGAAGACAAAATAAGGATCAGTTATGGCTTTAATAACAATTGAATTACCGAATGAATCTTTTGATGTTGAAATAGAAGGCGATCAGCCTAACGAAGCTGAACAAGCCGCTATTGAAAGTTTAATAAAGCAAAAGACTGTAGAAGCAGATACTTCGGGTACAGAAGAAACAGTAGAAGAAGCTCCTAAGTTTGACACTGGCACTGGTATAAGCAGTGGATCGTTAAGAGCTGCCTTATCTATGGCAGAGAACAATGAAGAAGAAGACTTAATACTAGCCAAGTTTGGTATAGAACAAGGCGAATATCTGCGTGATAATCGTGGAAGATTAGCTCTTACACCTGAAGGAGCTTTAAAAGTAGGTCAAGAAATAACTCAAAACACATTAATAGATGAAGAAGGATTTAGTAAATATGACTTTGCTGACCTTGCCAGTATAGCTCCAGAACTTATTGGTGGTGTCACTGGTGCAATCAAAGGAGCGGCGACTGGTACTGCTATTGCACCTGGTTTTGGAACTATAGTAGGTGGAGCTATTGGTGCTGGTTTAGGATCAGGAGCAGGTCAAGGTGTTGAAGAAATCATAGAAGCTCTTGCTGGCGTTTCTAAACAATCAGCGGCTTCAATTGCCAAAGATATAGGCACAGAAGCGGCTATAGGATTTGTTGGTGATTTAACATTTGGTGTAGCAGGAGCGTTGTTTAAAACTGCTAAAGGTATGACTTATGGATTAAAAGACTTACCACCACAAGAAGCAAAAGCTGTTTATGAGTCTATGAAGTTAAGAGTTCCTGTTGTCGATGATGCTGGCGAACCATTAAAAATATTAGATGAATTAGGAAATGTTGTTAAAAATGCAGACGGCACAGATAAAATGCTGTTGGATGCACAAGGTAAACAAATCATAGGTCGTTATGAAGATGCTGGACTAACACCAGGCATAGGTTCTATGGGTGCATCGGGCATCATGTCAAGAAAAGAAAAGATTGCTGAAAAAGTTATAGGTCCGACTGAGAAACAAAGAGACAATTATAATAATATGTTAAAAAGTATTACTTACTTTAGAAACTTAACTGGTGACGCTGGCGAAACATCCGCAGAAGAAGTTGGACAAATATTATCAAAAGGTGTTCAAGAGGATAATGCACTTTTAAAGATAGCTTCCAAAGATGCTCAAAAAGATGTTTTAGAAACATTAGATGGAATTGTTGGAACTTTCGGCAAAGCAACAACAAAAGACACTCCAATAAATGATGAGATATTTAGTATATTAAAAAAATCATCTGAGTCATTTGACGTTATAAATTCAAATCTTTATGGAAAAGTAGATGATGTTTTAGAAGATGTAATAGGTGATGCAGCTTTTTTAAACACAGGAACTTTAAAACAATTAGCTAGAAAATTAGAAGTTAAAACATCTTCTGCAGCCGTATTTGACGCTAATATTGGAGCATCCAAGTCTGCATCAAAAGCTGGTGTAGCTAAAGCTATAATTGAAAGTATTAATACTTTAGGGGAAAAAACAACTTTTTCTCAATTATACAATTTAAGAAGTGCTATAGGTGATGCAGCCAGAGTTACTGGAACAAAGAATGGTGGCAAAATATTAAGAGATGCTCAAGCCTTAATAGACGCTAAATTAACAAGTGCTAATTTTAAAAAAGAATTAGCTGATGCCTCTAATAATGAAATAACAAGAGGGTTAACGCCTCAAGCAAGAACAAGACTTGACGATGCAGCAAATAGTATAGATGAATCAAGAGCTTTCTTTGCTAAAGGAACAGATTTATTTGAACAATTTGCAGATCATATAAATGTAAAATCTTTAAACAAAACAATTATGGCTGGTAAAACTCCTGACATTGAATTTGCTAAAAAACTTATTAGAAATGACAATGCTAAACCTTTAAAAAGTGCTTTAGATGCAGTTAAAGGAATGACACAACGATCTGCTGATGATGTGTCTCAAGAGGCTGGGAAAGGTATAAAAAGAGCTGAAAGATTAAGAGGCAGACTTGCAAATAGTTGGTTAAGAGAAGCAATGGATAATGCTACTGGTAAAACAGTCGGTGGATTACCAGATGACTTAGCTTTTTCTGGTATTAAATTCTCTCAAGCTATAGATGATTTAGGATCTACCGCTAAAGTTTTGTTTGGTGATCAAACAGATAAAATCATGGCATTATCAAAACAAATAAGAATGACATCTAATTCAAACATGACAGCAGAAGCTGTTAAAAGAGCAATTGACGAAGGCGCACCAAAAAGTTTATCAGGCGTTTTAGAGTCATTAAACAAAGCTCAAAGAGAAGTAACACAATTTCAAAATAACTCAGCGATAAAATCATTAAACAATGAGACTATAACACCATTAGTGGCTTCTGAAACATTAGCCAAGCCTAATGCCAAAGCAGAATCTGTAGATGCTGTTATGCAATTTTTTAAAAACAGAGCTAACAGAGCTGTAGGTAAAGACCCTCAAACTATAGCTAAAGCTCAAGAAGATTTAGCAAAAATACAAAATTTTTATATGGATAACGTCTTAAAAGATTTTGGTGGAGATGCTTTTATTGATGGGTCATCCATGAAGGCTTTTGCTAAAAGTTTTAACGAAGGTGGTGCAAACGGTAAATTTCGTTCAGTTTTTGGAGAAGAAAGCGGAATGATGTTAGAAAAATTTGGTAGAGCATTAAATGTTGTATCTAAACAAGCTCAAGGCGGTGATCTTGTAGCCGCTAACATTGCATCTGCACCGTTTTCAAACATAGGAAAACTTTTAAACTTTAGTATTGTTGGTAAATTTCTTTTAAACAAACCTTATGCTAGAAGATTTATGAATAGTTACGAAAAAGCTGCGGCTGGTCAAAGTCAAACTGGTAGAGCTAAATTGTTCTTGAGCATGTTTACCGAAGCAATGGCTCAGTTTAGCGCACAAGCACCTGGTCAATTGATGCAAGAAGCTGTAAATGAAGGTACAAAACAATTATCGGCTGTTGCTGATAATGCTGGATTAACTTCAGAATTACAAAATTTAAGGTCAAGTGTGGAAAGAGGCGTTAACCAAAGCCGAACAAATGTTCGCCCTAACCAAACTGGAATGAACGTACAACCAGCATCGAACAACACAGGAATTGGAGCTATAGATGTTACTGATCCAAGTACAGCGTTAGCTTTAGGACTAAGCCCATCAATGCAAGCAATAGCCAGTAGGAATCAACAAGCATGAATATAGATGAATTAAGAGAAGAAATAAAAAGAGATGAAGGTAGTGTAAACTCCGTGTACCTCGATCATTTAAATTTACCAACTTGCGGCATCGGACATCTTGTTACTGAATGGGATGAAGAATATAACAAGCCAGTTGGAACTACCATATCAGAAGATCGTGTTAAAGAATTGTTCGCAAAAGATATAGAGATTACTATATCAGAATGTAAAGAGTTGTTTGATACCTTTGATGATCTACCAGAAGAAGTACAAAAAATTTGTGCCAATATGATGTTTAATATGGGTAGACCTCGTTTATCCAAATTTGTTAAGTTTCGTGAAGCTATAGCTACAAGTGATTGGCTTGAATGTGCAATTCAAATGGAAGATTCGAGATGGCACAAACAAGTAACCAAAAGAGCTGATCGTTTAATAAAGAGAATGGAAGACTTAGGTATTAAGGAACAAGTCGCTTAGTTATTAAGTGTTCCTAAACCTAGACGAGTAACATTGTCATCATCTTTAAATCTATCTTTATAATCTT